CAGCAGCTTGATCGCGGCAAAATCGCTGACTGCACCGCCCACGCGCTTGGTGGCATAGAAAAGCACATGCGGCTTGGCCGAGAACGGATCGCGCAACACGCGCAGATCAGGGCGTTCAGCCACGGTATAGCCGGCACGGAAGTCACCAAAGGCCACGGCCATCGCGTTGTCGGCAATATCGGGCATGTCCTCGGCGATCAGCACACGGTAACCCAGCAGACGCGCAGGCTCGCCCATCGCCAGACCATCGACCCAGACAAAGCGGCCATCGTTATCCTTCAGCTTACGGATATGGCCGGCAGTCTTGGAGTTCATCACAAATGTCGCATTGGCGCGATATTCGGCCCCCAACGCATAAACCAGATCGATGATCGGATCCGCGCGGGTGATCCCGCCCGCTGTCTCGGATGGCACATAGCCCAGATTACCCCAGGTCCAGCTGTCGTTCTCAACCGTGCCATAAGTCAGCATGCCGGTTGGCTTGTCGATGCCGTCACCCTCGATAAAGGCCGCAGCCTCGGCACGGGCAAACTTGTCGGCAATCCGGCCCGCAAGCCAACCTTCGATATCGAACGCACTGTCATCCAGCAAACGCTGCGATGCTTTCGGCAAGGCAGAGAGCTCGTGCAGTGGAATGGAAATGCGCTCAATGCGCGGTGTGTCGGTTTCCGTGACCGCACTGCTCTCTGTGGCCCAACCCGCACCCATTTCCGAGTGATCAACCAGCACGTCATAAGACGTCGCATCAACATTCACGACACTGGCAATCGACCGGATCGACGCGGTCGAAGACAGCGTGTTCTGGATCGTTTCGGCAGTTTGCGGATCGACCAGATAACCCCCGTCAGCGGCAATTGTCGTTCCCAGCGCCTTGCCTTCCAGCTCAAGGCCACGCAAGCCATCATCATCGCCAGAGCGCAGATAGGCGGCAAAGGCCTTCTGGTGCGGCGCATCCTGTGATGCCGCATGGGCCAGTGCCGTGCGGGTCGTCATCATTGTCTTTCGGTCCAGCTTGTTCATCCGGTCATCCTGTTTTTGAAGTTTGGCATTCACGCCGTGGGAAAAGTCTTTGAAGTCGCTCATAAATCCGGCAATCGCCGTGTTCAGAGCCTGGGCAGGAGACACATCTTCCCCGTCCCGAGAATTGCTCTCAGTTGCTGTCATAATCAGTCCTTTGATCTGTCCTTCGGGCGGGGTTAGTCCCGCGCCATCATGCGGCGCGCACCCTCGAATGCCGCAGCCATCTCACGCAGTGCGGTCTCCGCAGGGTCATCCCCCTTGGCGCCCACACGCGCATCAGGAAGCATCGGAAAAGTGACCAAAGACACCTCCCAAAGCTCCAGCTCTGACAAAAGGCGTCCGCCTTTATCGTCCTTACGGGCCTTCACGGTGCGGTAACCGATGGACAAACCATCAATCGCCCCCGCCGCAATTAGCGACGCCGCCTCACGGCCCTTGGCCACATCCGTGAGCAAACGTCCCTTGACCCAAAGTCCTTTGGCATCCTCACGCACCTCGTCCCACACGCCAATTGGCTGGGCGGGGTCATGTTGCCACAGCATTTTCACACCGCGTCCTTTGGCCAGCGAGGCCCCGTAAGCACCCTTTTCAACGGTGTCGCCACCTTGATCCGACAGCCCAAAGACCGAGGCATAGCCGCTGATCGTGGTCCCGTCAGTGACGGTCACTTCCGTGCCCAAGGCACTAAACTTATGTTCCAAATTCATGTCCGAACCCCGCTCAGTGCTTTGACAATTTCAAAAATCAACAATCCCGCGCAGCCGCAGACGATCAGCCAGATCTGCCATTCCAGCCGTGCGACGATGAATTCAATCTGGCTCAGGCGCACATCAACCTGCGCAAACCAAAAATCTGTCACGGGCGGCGGCGCATCGCGGCGCGGTGTGCCGTCCAGTTCAACAACCTTACGATCCATCACCCACCTCCACTGCCGGCAAGCCCAACAGATTGCGCTTTTCCGCCGCTGTCAGAAAATCGGCCTCACTCACACGCCGCCACTGGGCATCACGCTCGGCTGAGAGCGCCGAAATCTGGTCCAGATCAGGGCGCAACGCCACCTCTTCGCCGCCATGATCAGACAGCCAGACTGCAATCGCGCTCAGCACACGGGTAGCCAGCGGCAGCACTGTCAGGCGATAAAAGGCGCGGTTGGCCTCTTGGTAATTGGCATAGGTCGCATCACCCGGAATCCCCAAGAGCATCGGCGGCACGCCATAGGCAATCGCGATCTCGCGCGCGGCGGCCTCTTTGGTTTTCTGGAATTCCATATCCGAGGGCGAAAACCCCATCGGTTTCCAATCGAGCCCGCCTTCCAGCAACATCGGCCGCCCCGCATTGCGCGCCCCTTGGTGCTGGGTCTCCATCTCGCCCAGCAACCGGTCATATTGATCCGCCGTCAGCGATGATTGCCCGTCCGCCCCGCGATAGACCAGCGCACCCGAGGGGCGCGCGGCATTGTCCAGCAGGGCCTTTGACCACCGCGACGCCGCATTATGCACATCAATCGCCGAGGCCGCCGCCTGTAGCGGTGAAAAACCGTAATGATCATCCTGCGGATGGAAACTCTTGATATGGCAAATCGGGCTCAGCCCTTCGGCCACCGCAAAGCGGTGTTTGCGTCCGTTGACCATATATTCATAGCCCACGGGCCAACCGTCCGCACCCGGCACCACAGACATACGATCCGACCGCAGCACATGCATCTCGACAGGCAGCCCCTCATCGGCCACAGCCTCCAGATAGCCATTGCCAGTCAGCAGAACCTGCCCGAAGAGCGCTTCCAGCAACTCCGCCCGCCCCTGCCCTGCATTCGGCCGCGCCAAGAGCGACTGGACAGGGTGGGTATCATAGCGCCGTGCCGCGTCCTGCACGACCACAGGCAGCGCGGCCGCAGCCTCTGCAATCATCTTCACTGCCCGAAAGCCGATGGGATTGCCGGTGAAACCCGCCCTCGTCAGTGACACCACATCACGCGGCGACCAAGCAACGCGACCGGCACCGGACATCGCCATCACACGCCCTGTGGCCGAGGCTTTCACCTCGACAGGGGCCGCGTCAGGCTTGGTACGGTTTAAAAAATCAAACATTCAAAACTCCTGGTGCCGGTCGGTGGTGACCATCTGCAGTTCACGAAAAACAATTTGCCGCAGCGCGATTAGGAAATTGACACAGCAGCGCACGCACCGGCGCGCAACGCCTTCAAAGCGTACGAATACTGGGGTTGCGCCACTTTGCAGCGGGTTCGATCATCAGATCATAAAGCGCCCAGACAAGCGCATCGACACGGTCCGGTGATCCTTTGCCCTCATATCCCGCGCCGGTCATCTGCCCCATCTGGTCTTCCAGCGCACAGAGACCCAGCACATGCGCCACACGACCCTGCTCATAAAGGGCGGCAACCGGTTCGGCGCGGGCAACCTTGCCCTTTGACGCATGAACGGAACGGTAGGGCACCATGCCATCCACACCGCGCAAGACCGCCTCAACCATATCACCGCCCTGATTGACCTCGGCCACCAGACGGTCGGCCCCGTGCCTGCGCATCGCGGCAATCGCGGCCTCGGCCCAGACCGTGGGGCGCGCCGCCTTCACACTGGCATCCTCTAACACAACGGCGGTCCATTGATGCGGCGGCCCTTTCATATAGGCCCCCGCCACCACAATACCGCAGGCGTCCGATCCCACATGCGATGTGCCCGGCGGATCAATTGCTACGACAATGCGGTCAGGCCCTTGCACCTCGGCCACCTGACAACGCGCCAGATCATCCGATGACCACAACGCCCCCTCGACCTCGGTCAGCATCAAACCTTCCATCTCCTGCCGCCCCAGCGAGGTGCCGCCATAGCGCCCCTCGATCTCGCGCAGGAAACTTGCCGCCAGATTTGCGCGGTTGGCCTGTGTAGGGGCGTGGGTGACAACGGTCGTGTCCATCTCCAGCAGATCGCGCAGTAGCTGCGACTTGCGCGGTGTTGTGGTTACGCAGGCCCGCGGGCTGTCCCCCAACCGCAGCGCAAACTGCAACATATCCCACGCCGCGTCCCCCTTGCGCCATTTCGCCAGTTCATCCGCCCAGACCGCATCAAACTGCGGCCCGCGGAGGCTATCTGGGTCGTGCGCGGAAAAGACCTGCGCCTCGGCCCCGTTGGGCCAGACCAACAGCCGCCGCCCCGCAATCCACGCAGGACGACGGTCATCGGGACAGACGGACAGGATACCGCTGTCACCAAACACCATCACCTCGCGTGCCTGATCCATCGTTTCACCCACTAAAGCCACACGGCGCGCAGTGCCTCGCGCATGGGGCGTCGGCCCTTCGACCATTCTGCGCACCCATTCTGCACCGGCGCGGGTTTTCCCCGCACCGCGCCCACCCAAAATCACCCAAGTGCGCCAATCACCTTTTGGTGCGATCTGATGCGGCATGGCCCAGAAATCAAACAGATATGGCAATGCGCGCAGCTGCTCATCCGTCAGCATCTCCAAGAACGCCCTTTGCGATGAGGGCGTCGCGGAGGCGATCAAGCTGGCGCCCGATGTCATCCCTGATCGCGTCATAGTCGATGGCGTCTGCATCAGGGTCGGTTCCGATTTTGTCATGGAATTTATCCTCAGCGATCACCACCCGCAGGTGTGACGCATGTAAAAGATCAAGCTGTTTGTTGATGTCGTTCAGATTGCCGTAGGTGACCATTTTCAGGTCATCAGCCATTTCGCGCAGCCTCTCGCGGACGTACCGCGACACGGCATCTATCTCGACGACCCTGTCGGATGCCGACTCGGGGCCATCCGGCCCTGTCTTATCTGGTGTATTCATTTTGAACTGACCTTGGGAAGGAAACTTCCGTTACGGTCGAGCGACAGGGATCACGTTCGTTGATCCCCGTCTTCTAGCCTGTG